TCACGACCCTGTTGACCCGCTGAGGGAGGATTCATGCGCATGGCTAACGAGAAGCGCGAGCGAACGCTCGCGTACGACGCGGCGCGTGCATGGTGTGAGCAGGCGCGAAAGGCGGAGTACGTGTGGGACGTCGACCAGCACTGCTGGTTCATCCGGTCTGCCACCGGCGTGTGGGAACGCGACCGGCTCGGGCTCGTCCGGAGCGAGATGATCAAGGCCGCGCAATCGGCCCGCCCCGACGACACGGGCAACTGGGCGCGGTACTTCGACATGGTCGCCACGTGCCAGGACGGCGTCACCATCACGCGGGACCAGTGGGACACCCACATGTACGCCTTCGGTGCTCCAAGCGGCGTCTTCGAGCTCATCGAAGGGTGCTCGCTCGAGCGGGTGTACGACCTCAAGATCACCAAGCAGGTCGGCGCGTCGCCTGGCGGCTCAAGCGACCTGTGGGAGCGGTTTCTGCTCGAGTGCTGTGAGGGCGACGACGAGGTGGTGTCGTTCTTGCAGCGGTGGGCCGGATACGCGCTGTCAGGCCTGACCGTCGAGCACGTGATCCTGTTCGTGCATGGCCCGGGCGGCAACGGCAAGAGCGTGTTCGTGGACACCCTGCGCCACGCCTGGGGCGAGTACGCCCGCACGATGCCCATGGACGCCCTGATGGAGGCCAAGAACGATCGCCACCCGGCCGAGATCGCCATGCTGGCCGGCGCACGGCTGGCCATCGCCACTGAGACGCAGGAGGGCAGGCGCTGGGACGATGCCAAGGTCAAGCAGCTGACGGGCGGTGACCGGATCGTGGCCCGGCACATGCGTCAGGACTGGTTTGAGTTCGACCCGACGTTCAAGCTGCTGGTGGTGGGCAACCATGCTCCGCAGATCGCCACCGTGGACGATGCCATGCGCAGGCGGCTGTGCATGGTCCCGTTCAACAACAAGCCGGCCATGCCTGACCCGACGCTCGGGCAGCGGCTCAAGCAGGAGGCCGGAGGCGTCCTACGTTGGGCCATGGAGGGCTTCGAGGCGTTCAGGCAGGCTGGAGGCCTGAACCCGCCCGAACGCGTCCTGAAGGCAACGCAGGCCTACCTCGACGAGCAGGACACGGTGGGGGCGTGGCTGCAGGACTGCTGCATCGTCGGGGACGGCGGCTGGACCGCCAGCGCCGACCTGTTCAGGAGCTGGGAAGCGTGGTGCCGGGACGCGGGGATCCACGCCAAGAGCATTAAGCGGCTGTCAGGCGACCTGGCGCGGCGCGGCATACCGGCTGAGCGGCGCATGCATGGCCGTGGGTTCGGGAACGTGCGGCTGATGACGCTTCATGACGGATTGATGACGGATCGACAGAATGGATACATCCCATGATTCCAAGCGAATCATGCGGGTCTATGACGCATATGACGCATGTGACGCTTTTTCTGACATACGCGCATACGCGCGCACGCGCACACGCGAGGTCATATGCGATGACGCGTCAGATCCGTCATATGCGTCATGCAACGCAACGCAACGCAGCGCAACGCGCCTCGAGGGCAGGAAGGTGAACGATGAAGCACTGGAAGTCTCCGTGGCCTCAAAGGGCCTCAGAAGCACGTGGGAAGCGGGCGTCCTATGGCGGCAGCTGGAGCCGCCTAAGCCTGAAGCTGCGGCAGAACAGCCCGCTGTGCCAGCGGTGCGGGATCAACCCAAGCGAGCAAGTGCACCACGTCGTGCCCGTCAGGGCCGACCCAAAATTGAAGCTGGACCCGCGGAACACTTTGGTGGTGTGCCGCAGCTGCCACGAGGAGCTAGATCACCCAGCAAGCCGGACGTAAAACCATGCACGACCATGTCTTTAGGGAATTGTGCGTCCGATAACGATAAGTCCGATAATAATTTCACAAATTTTCGAAATTCAGAAATAAATGAAAGTCCGATAACCTCTAAACCCCCCCGGCGTGCCAGGGGGGGTGGCAAGGTTAGCAGGGCACCGCGCTGTGGGTCCGTCGAAACGGGACCATCGGTGGGGCCGCCAAGTACAGAGAACGTCGACAGCGGGGAAGCACCTGCTTCACCCGGTGAAGCACCTGCTGCAGCGGCCGTCGACGTCTCGGATGCGTACGCCCGGGGCGTTGTGGACGGCACCGTCGCCGCGCCGCGCCGGATCCGGGCCGCGTGCCGGCGGTACCTCGCCGAGCGGGCCGACCCCGCCGGCCACGGCGTCGCCTGGGACGCCTCCGAGCTTGAGCGGTTCATGCAGCGGTGCCGGATGCTCAAGTTCGAGCTCCTGCCCTGGCAGGTGCACGCGGCGACGGTGCTGATGGCCCGCCGGCGGGCGGACGATGGCACCCCTGCCACGCGGTACGCCCTGTGGGTGGTGGCCCGCGGTGCAGGCAAGACGGGCCTCGTCACGGCCCTGCTCGAGTGGATGCTGTGGGAGGGGACCGACCTTGAGGTGTGCTGCGTCGCCACCCAGCAGGACAAGGCGAACATCATCCACGGGCGGATCCAAAAGATGCACCGCGGGGAGGATCGGTGGCGGTTCGTCGGCGGGGGCGGTGCCACCAGCATCGGCCTGATCGAGCACAAGAAGGCGACGCTCAAGGCCATGCCGTGCACGGACAACGCCATGGACGGCATCACCCCCCGGCTGGTGATCGCCGACGAGGCGGCCCGCATGGACGCCGCGATCCTCCGGGCCATGTCCAGCGTCACCAAGACCCGCACGGGGCAGATGCTGTTCATCACCACCCCCGACCGGGACCAAAAGACCCGCGAGCTGTGGCCGTACTGGGAGGCCTGCGAGATTGCCCTCGACCAGGACGAGGCGCTTCCCGAGGGGTGGTGGGCGCTGCTGTGGGGCATGGACCCGACCGACGAGCCCGACTCCGACCTCGCGGTGCACCACGCCAACCCGTCTGCCGGCGTGCTCATCTCCGTCCGGGACATCCGGATCAAGATTCAGAACGCGCTGAAAACGGCCGACCCAAAGGCCCGAGAGGAGACTTGGCTGCAGGAGCTGGCCACGTTCACCGACGACCTCGCCGGTGCGCTGCCCCTCGAGCTGCTGGACCGCATCTCGGTGGATACAGATTGGGAGATGCTGGAGGGGGCACCCGGCGTGGTAGCGGTCGACTTCAGCCAGGGCGGGTTCTTCTCGGGGTCGCAGTGCGACCTCACCAGCATGTGCGTCGCCGTGTGGGACGGCAGCAAGGTGCACACCCGCGGCTACCACTGGTGGGCCGGGGCGGACATGGCGCACGACGAACGGCGGACCCGCCAGCCGCTGGCGCGGTGGGTGCAGGACGGCCACCTGAGCGTGTCCGGACCGACCATCGACTTCGACGCCGTGGAGGCCCGCCTAGTCGACGTCTGCCGTCGGTACGACGTGAAGGCGTTCGTCGCCGACCCGGTGGGCAAGGCGTCCGCCTGGGCCGCGCAGATGGAACGCAAGCACGGGTGGCGCTGGCACAAGGCACCGCAGACCATCGTGTGGATGGGCGGCGGATGGGCCATATGGCAGAACTGGGTGCGCTCCGAGCAACTACGCTGCAAGCCCGACCCGGTGCTTCGGAGCTGCCTAGCGTCGGCCCGTCTCTACGTGGGCCTCACGGGGCTGGCCATGCCGGTCAAGCAGCGCAGCACCAGCAACATCGACGCAGTCACCGCGCAGGTCATGGCCGCCCGTGTCCTGCACGACCTCGAGATCATGGGCGGCAGCATGTACGAATCCCAGCCGGGATTCTGAAAGGCTGCGGCATGAACGACACCGAACTCACGGAGTGGCTGCTGCGGCAGAAGGGCACGACCGCCACGGTCGGGATGATCGCCGTGCAGCGCATCAAGGAACTGAAGCGAGAACTCGCCCGTGCCAACCAGCGGCTCGGGCTGTACATGCACCACGCATCCAAGAAGAAAGCGAAGCGATGAGCGACGAGGAGCGCGAGTACCTAAACGAAACGATCAGAAGCCTCAATAGTCAACTGGTTGATGCGTTGCGAGAGCGCGACGAGGCGAGGCGGATGTTCTGCAAGTGTCATGCACAAGCAGAAGCGATTGGATATGCCGAAGGGCGTGGCTGGGACTGCTTTGGGGGTGCACATGAGCGAACGTGACCAAATGGCGGCAGCGATGCTGCAAGTCATTTTCAACACCTGTTCCAACTGGACAGGGTGTCAGGAAGATCAAGACGATTGGTACTGGGACGACATGGAATCTGCAGCCGAAGTCGCATACCGGTTGGCCGATGCGATGATGATGGCGAGCTACTCAACCAAGCAGGAGACTAAATGTACTGCTGCGGTACGCACAAAGTGATTTAGTGTCTACGCGCTGACTACGGCGCGTACTCACGTGGCCTTGATCGGCGCGGACACCATGCGCAGCATGGTGCCGTGTCGATCTGGTCCCAGTTCATGCGCTGGTTTTGGCCCACACAGATGGTGTGGTTCAGTGCTTCCGGCGCACGGCACCTGAATGCTGACCTGCTTGGCGTGCCCGCGATCATGCGGGCGATCTCGCTCATCTCGACGGACTCGGCGAGGCTGGACATGGTCGTCCACCGTCGCGACGGATCGGTGGTGGCCGATTCGCCCGCGCTGAGCCTGCTAGAGGGCGAGACCGCCTCACTGCTCTCGGGATTCGAGCTGCGGCGCTGGCTCGCCTCGTCCGCGCTGACCTACGGAAACGGGTTCCTGTGGATCCGCCGCGATACCGGCACGGGTGAGCCGGTCGCGCTGGACCCCGTCGACCCGACCGTCGTCAGCGTCCGACTCGAGGCCGGCGAGGCCGTCTACGTCGTGCACGACAAGGTCGTGGACGACAGCAACCTGGTGCACGTCCGGGCCTTCCCGGATCCCACCTCGCCCTGGCTCGGCGTTTCGCCGATCACCCAGTGCCGCCGCGTGCTCTCCACGCAGGCCATCATCGACCAGGTCGCCGAGGAGCTGGCCAAGACCGGCTACGTCGGGAAGCTCGGCATCGAGCACCCCGGCCCGCTGACCGCCAACGCCCGCAATCAGATGCGGGAGAAGTGGCTCGAGCAGCACCACGGCGGCGAGAAGATCGCGTCTCCCGCGTTCTTCGGCGAAGGCATGAAGGCTGCGCAGCTGGCCGCCGACGCGGCAGGCCGGCTGCTCGACGCCAAGCGGCACGGGGTTGAGGACGTGGCGCGTGCCTTCGGCATGCCGCCGCAGCTGCTGTACCAGGGCGAAGGGCGCAGCCAGCCCGAGACGGCGCAGGCGTACGTCACTCACTGCCTTGCACCGTTCGTGGCCGGCATTGACAGGGAGCTCACGCGAAAGCTGCTTCCGCCCGGCCAGATGCTGCGCACGGACCTCACCCCGATCACCATCGGCGACTTCCGAACTGCCGGCCGCGCCTACGCGCAGCTCGTCCAGGTGGGGGTGCTCGCGCCCAACGACGCACGCCGCCGCATGGGACTCGAGCCGTGGCCTGGACTCGACGAGCCCAAGCCCGTGATCTCGGGCGTTGACCCCAATCAGAACAACCAGCAGGACGAGGAGCCCGCCGATGCAGCAG